CCATGTTATCACATCGTTGTGCATATCTAAAATCTGCTCCAATTCACCGCCGCCAAGAAAGACATTTAACACCTTCTTTTTGGGATATACCACAATTTCAGTTACTATGCACCCCTTTGGCGTTGGCCACAACTGCATGAGGCCACGCTGCAACCCATCAACTACATCTGCAAAGTCATGCGTGCCGCCGCTGTAGCTTAAAGCTGCCTCAATCCAAGGCTTACATCTGGCTAAATCCTTATCCATGCAGCCTCGTAATTGAAAGTGTTGACGCCGGAATATTTGGCACAGGAGACGCTGCTGCTGTAGCGTTTAAAAAACCAGCAGTGTTGTCAACCATCCAGTTGACCTCAAGGTAATCATTGGCTGCGACTGTAAATATTTGCGTCCTAGACGTAATTAAGGTTGCGTTATTTTGGTGCAAAGCTGTAGTCATTGCGCTGTTGTTAGTGTCTGTACCGTTAACGCTTGGCCAGAAGTAAAAATGTACAGTGCTTGCGGATGTAGATGAAATCTGCGCCGAGAAGGATATAACGTACTGCCCGGCCTCCTCAAACACAATGCGCGTTGCTGGCGAGCCTAGAGTTATGCCGCTGTTTAAGGCTGCAGCTGTGTAGGTTAATTTGTATTCCGTGTTTGCGCTCGCTGCCGTTACGTCTGCCGCAATGTAAAAGTCGCCGTGACCATCCTCAAGCACAACCTGACGCCACTCACCGTTCTTTGAGACCACCGGGTAGCCATTCACGTTATCCCATAGCATCACGCCATTTTCAGAAGCCGATGAATAAGTTTCCTTAAAACCGAGCTGGTCTAAAGCCCGGCCAAGGTAGCGCCGCATATTCTCGGCCCACTGCGCTATGTCAAGCGTGATGGGTGGAAGTATTCGGCTCATCTACGGCCACCAGCTACAGCGTCAAGGCGCATAATGCCAACGCGCCAATCCGACTCCGCATTGCCCGTAACGCGCATCCTAATTTGACGCCCGGTAAAGCGCAGGCTTGTGGGGTTGGCCATGTTGTATGGGCCATAGTCGCGCTCAGTGTCTGTCGGATAGAAACGTGTCTTGAATGTGGCATTTACATCTCCCAGCGTGTTTTCGTCTGGGATCATGCCGCGCACAGCCATCACGTTCTCACCTACGCCCAGCGCAATCGGGCCTGTTTCCGCAAATGGAGCTTGGCCGCTATAGTCAAAGCCAATCTCTTGCTCATACAAAACGCCGTCTGCGGCAATCCAAAACGGTTGACGGAATACGCCGCGATCAACGCCAGCGGTGCGGTCAATCTCGCCAGTGGTCCAAATGTTTTCTGCATAATCAAATGCAACGTAGCTGTCGCATTCTGTGCCGCTGGCGCTTGGGTAAAACCACCAGATTTCGTTAAAACGGCTGTTGACTACGGCGTGAACCTTTGACCTTTGGTCATTGTTCATATCGCTGAAAACATAATCTGCAACTTCGCACGGCAAATCCCGCACAGATCCACCAGCGTAAATAAAGAATGAGCGCTGGCCCATCCACACCACGCCTTCATCAATTGAAGCGGCGGCGTTAGATGCAATTAAACCACACGACGTACCGACGCGCTCAAAGCCGTAAACAAACGGAGGGCCGCTGTATGTGGCTGTATGGGCGTCTTGATCTGTTAGGATCAGCGACTGCCCGCGTGTGCGCAAACCCTTGAGGATTGTGCCGTTGGTTTGGATTTCAATATCACCAGCTTCGTTGGTCGCCGCTGGTGTCCAGGTATTGTTATCCTCACGGTCTGACCATGCAATTTTGCGAGGATTGCCGCCTGCGCCAAATGCAAAAACAAACCGCTCTTCCGTCACCATCATGCCGGAGCAGTCCACTGGAGCGCTTGACAGCACCGCCGCTGGCGTTGCGCCGTTAAGCTGCCATTGATAAATCTTGCCGTCATCCGCTGTTGCGGCCAGCAAGTATTCACCCCAGTTTTCCAAGCTCCATGTGGTTGCCGGAAAAATAGTTCCGATGTCCTCTGACGGCAGGCCGTAAAGGCTAGTCCCGTACACACCGCCGCCGTAGCTTGTAAAAGAGGTTGCATCCACGCGACCAGTAGTAAAGCCAGAAGGCGTGATGTCGCTCACGGCGTTACCAGAAGTCATTGCATACAGCTTATTGGCCGTGCCAAAGGCTACGCGGCGACTGCTGCTGTTGTCTTCCCACGCAATCATTGTGCGTGTTACGCCGTCAAGATCAACGCTTCCGCGCTGACGCCAGCCGCCAACCGGGCGCAAAGCACCCTCATGCCAGCGAATTAAGTTACCATCACGCCAGCGGCCCTGAGACTGATACTCAGTGCCGTTTCTGTATTGGCCCGCTGGAATGTTGAGAGGAATTAACGGCATGTGCCTTTCTCCCCTTATGCGTTCAGAGCGTCAAGGTCATCCCAAACACGTTGTGCGTGAGCAGCGGCGTCAAACGCAACCGTTGCATCGGGGTCATTAGGGTCTGGGTCGGTCCAGCTGTTTGCCGTTGCCTCTGTTGACAGATATGTCTGGAGATCAGCTTTAGATGCAAATACTGTAATTGCATCAGATGTGTCAGCGCCGCCTGCGGAAATGCCAATCATCATCCAATCCTGCGGTGATGCTGTGTTAGGGTCGGCAACCGCGTACATACCGCCAGTTGATTGCGGAACGCCAAACGTCAGCCACGTTGGGATAGTCCCATCCGCTTCAAGGCGATACTTTACTACTTTATGAGCCATCAGTTTGGTCCTCTATGAGTGTGTTGGTCAAGGATGTTTTGTCGAGTATATCAAATCCACGGCTCTCTGCAAAGGCGCTTGGACAATGCGCCCACTTGTCTGCGCAAGCCTCTAGCCATTGCACAGTGTGGTGATGCTCTGGCGCTTTGCCCTCTTTGATAAGCTCGTTTTCCCAATTGAGATAAGACATAACTTCAAGCTGCGCTTGCGCTGCATTGATGCCAAGATCAAACAGGTAAATCATGTTGCCTTCGTCAATCACACCGTTGCGTGGGCGGGCAGAGTTTAGCGCCTGCTTGAGGCAAGTCATAATGTGGTATTTGACTTCCTCAAGCTCGTAGTCGGCCTCGGTCAGCTCATCCTTGCCGATCTTCTTCATCAGGTTTTCGTACTGATTGGTAAAGAAGTTGAGCTTGCGAACAGCGGCTTCAACGTAGCCACGAGAGCTTGCAGCGTTGGCTTGCTTTTCGTTGATCTTAATCTCAAGCATCTCGCGCTCAAGATCGTCAGTCTCTTCTGACAGCTTGCGCTCCAGCTTCTTGAGTTTGACCTCTTCCTTTTTCATCTTGAAGTAGCCCTCTTGCAAGGCGGATTTGGTCTTTTCAATCTCAGCAAGGCTATGTTTCACAGAGCGGATCGGCGTGATTGCAGTAACGTCTAGTGTGACGCTCATCATCTGCGAATGCGACTTGTAGAAGTTGCTAGACGCCTGTGCAATTGCAGGAGCCTTCTCGGCAATGTTAGCCAGCATGGACTTGTACTCAGGCTTCGCGCTTGGAAGCTGAATGTTAAGGTCTACCGTGGCTAGTGCCGTTTCTTTTACTGTATCTTTAGGCATTATTCGGGCTTCTCTGGAAGCGTGTGAGTATGAGGCCAGCCAGATGCGTCTGGCAAGTTACGAAGTTCCTCACGGTATGTCGCCCATGTAGTTTTAAGTTCATTACTAAGAGGGCTGTCATTCACTTGCGTCCAATCACATTCATTAAGAAGTGTTGTTCGCGTAGACCTTGCGCTTGCGGCGGCGTCTGCATCAACGCGAGCGCGATAAGCTGTGGTTTGGGCGTCAACCGTTTGCACGTTGCCATCATCGTCAGTGTATTCGGCAAACACCGGGCCAACAGAATTAACTGTGTACCAAACACCGTCATCTCCCTGCGCAACACCAGACTCATAAGAGTATTCATATGGTGGAGTAGAATTTGCGGGAGCGCCATTTAACACAGGGTCAGCACCAAGCTGATCCAAGCGTTCCTTGCTTATGCCCGCCGTAAGAACTGGACGAACCTTCTTGTTGCGAGTGCGAAAAGTTGTCTCAGTGACCACTTCGCCTGTTTCTCTTATGCGAATTTTTGCCATTGTAGGCTCCTTTATGCGATTGCGTAGAAAATGTAGGTGTTGCCCGTCTGGTTGAATGACCAATTAACATCATAGTTAACTGCGAAACCTGAACTGGCTGGGTCTATTAAATCTACAGACGTGGTTTCAGCATTTGTATTATTGAGAACTAAGAATGGGTCATTACCCGCAACAATACCCCTTACGCTATCCCAGACATACCAACCACCAGAGCCACCAACTGCTCTCTTAATCAGCACAAACCTAGCACCTGACGTAAAGCCACAGTCGATAGTCTGACTTGAGCCGTTACCCGTGAAGCTGCCTACCTTCGATATACCAGCTAAGGTACTGAAAAGATAGGCTATAAAGGTACTGCCAGATCCAATGACACTGCTGTCATTGCCTAGAGAAAATACTGTACTTGTAGGGTCTGTCCCATTCCAAAGTGCAGGGTCATAACTTCTTGCAGAGGAACTGTCCAACCCTAGTGTATAATCTATACCTATACCAGAATGATAAACACGCCAGTTATCCCCTGAACTACGCTTCTTCACCCACATCATCTCAGGTGCAACACCAAGATTATGGCTTACAGTCATTGCGCTTCCCGTACCCGTGTAGGCCACAACATCGAAATAGCCGGGCGCACGTTTCCATGCGTAACGGACATATGGGTCAGACCCTCCGTTCAAATCATCAACAACACCCGTGTTGCTATCAAATTCAAAGTTTGCACCCGATGTAAATTCAGCTGAGGTAGATTCTGTTGCGTTGTACACGGTGTTGCCCGTTAGGCGACTAGCTGTGTACCCTGCGCTACCTGACCTCCGCTTGCTAATTCTCCAGTCAACAGGAAACCCTGTAGTGATTGCGTTACTGCTGTTTGCCTCTACATCAAACACCTCAGTCGCAGCCGTAGGTGCAGCAAGAGGGCCACGGCGAATTGCCATGTAGATGAAGGTATTGCCTCCACCTGTCCCTGACCAATCTATTCCCGTAGGCGTAACAGCAATGTAACTGCCCGTCCCCTCAGCGCTACTTGAATTCGGCAGTAAGTAATAATCCGCACTTCCAGAGGCCGTCATACCTCTCATATTGTCGTAAAGAAGCCAAGAGCCTGAGCCAGTTGCACTCTTAACTAGAAACCACTGAGGCTCAAACCCAAGGTCAATAGTTGCGTTTTCGGAACCATCTGGTGTAAAACTCCCACACTTGATAATGTCCGAACCATCAGGGCCGAACCCACCGTCACCATCGTTGTGGGCGAATAGGTAGGCTATGTATGTACCGTTAGAGGCAGAGTTTAGAGAGCCTACAGTAAACGTAGTATCTGTTGGAGCCGTATTACTAAAGTAGATACTGTTTTGATCCTGTGGATTAGTATTATCTAGTTGTAAATTATATTGCTCTGGATTAGTTCCTCCGTTTACTCCTCTATGGTACACTATCCAGTTAGCGGAACTATTGATACGCTTTACTATTATCATCCCCGGTACACAACCAAGATCGTGGTTTATAGTATTGTTTTCATTGCCTGTTCCGTTCCATGTAACCATCGTAAAAAACTTAGGGGCTTTTCGGAATGTCCAAGAGGCGTAGTCTGCTGCACTACCCAAATTAGCAGCACTGCTATTTACATTTCCAGCACTGCCTAATGTAAACCCATTAGAGTTAAATGAGTTTAGTGCATCTGTTTCATTATTTTCACCATATGGCTGATTTGTACTAAGACGTTTATTAACACCACGTTCAGTGTCCCACAAATAGTGACTATCCGTCTGAGTTCTAACCTTAGTCCAAACCAAACCACCTTCGCCAGCAAGGTCAATGCCGTTAGTAATTGTATGTGCGGCACTCGTACCCTCATACAAATAAGTGCTGAACACATCTGTAACATCAGGAGGAAGATTACCCGGTATAGGCCAAAGACCTGCCTTTTGGTATGCAAGCTGTTCTTCTAAAGACCACACGCCCTTCGCGGCGCTGCCCTCAAAGTTACCAGCAGGCGCTGTCGGGTTCTGCGTGATGATGTTGCCTAGATAGCGTTTGGTCATTATGAAAGCCCTCCGTGAACAGCAGAACAGCCAGCAAAGCTGGTTTGATCGGCAAGCAAATCTCCGAAATCTGTGGCGTTGCCCGTTGACGATATTGTAATGTATTGAATTGTGTTTGAGTCAGGGTTGGCTCCCCCTGATATAATTCCTCGGGTTGAAGAAGAACAACTTGCAGGTGCTTCAGCCACAGATATTAAATCCCCAAAATCTAAAGCGTTGCCTGTAGTGGCAATCGTGATGTAATCTATTGTATTTAAACGACCACTACCACTTGTGTCCCCAGCAGCAAAAACGCCTCTCGTGCCAGACGATATAACACCGTTTGCTGGGCTTAACCGCGCAACAGTCGCGTCACCAAAATCAGTTGCGTTACCCGCGCTTGCGATTGTAATATATTCGATAACATTAGTGACTGCTGATATGTAGCCTACAGCGTAAATGCCACGAGTAGGGCTATTTGACCCATTACCACTGAATCTTGCAGCGGTAAGATTTCCAAAATCAGTTGCGTTGCCCGCAGACGCAATAGTGATGTAGTCCATAACATTAAGACTAGTGTTGCTGCTGTTCACCCCGCCCATAAAAACACCACGAGTGGAGCTAGAACACCCTGTGCTATTTCTTTTAGAAACCGTGGTATCACCAAAATCTGTGCTGTTTCCAGCAGACGCAAATGTTACGAACTCTATACGGTCGCCGGGTGAACTACCATCTTGCCTGCCGTTACCAAACACACCTCTAACAGATGAACTTAACGCTGCGTTTGTCCAGAATGTAACCGACAAGTCCCCAAAATCTGTAGAATTTCCTAAAGTTGTAATTAAAATAGACTGAATTACGTTGCTTGCACCCGTGCCATAACCACCGCCGAACAATCCTATTGGAGAAGCTGGCGGCACAGGCCACCCACTAGCGTTCTGATACTGCTCTGACAGGCTCCATACACCTTGATAATTAGGCATTATTAAAGTCCTCCATGATCGCCACCCATATTTCCGCTGCCCAAAGCGCCATTAGTAGGTGAAGAAGCAGAAGGTAAGTCACCAAAATCAGCTCCGTTTCCTGTGGAGGCTATGGTGATATAATCTATACTTAAACCAAATCCAACATGACCTATCAGTCCTCTAGTAGAGCTGCTCGTCGCGTCCAAACCATAACCTGCGGCTGTTAGGTCGCCAAAATCTGCCATATTTCCAGTAGAGGCTATAGTTATATAAGTCATAACATTTGAGCTTGTAAAACTACCAAAATACCCATAGGCATTTACGGCTCTTGTGCCATTTGAAAGGGCTGCCCCATAGCCCACTCCATCACCGTTTGTTGATGCGTTGCCAAACTCAGCAGTATTACCTGTTGAGGCTATGGTAAAATAACGTACAGACGGGTCTAACTGGCCCCCGTCTCTTCCTCCAACTATAATGCCTCTAGTAGTGGATTGCGTACTTGAAGATTGGTATTTTCTTGGACTACTGTCGCCGAAATCTGTAGCGTTCCCCGTACTCGAAATAGTTACATAGTCCATAGTGGTCTTGGCAATACTGTTCCAACCCGCCGCTATCACCATTCTTGTACTGTTAGAAATTCCTGAAGTTTCACTTCTAGCCTCAGTGAGATCGCCAAAGTCAGTGCCGCTTCCAGTTGCCGCGATGGTGGTATAGGTTATGTCGTTTTTAGGTGTCCCCCCCGGGCTTGAACCGCCACCTGCGACTATGGCTCTTGTAGAAGAAGACCCCGTGGCTCTGCTGTTAATTGCGGGACCGACACTCCCAAAGTCAGCAGCGCTTCCTAAAGTCAAAATGTTTATATATACTAACTTTTCTCCACCAGTGCCATTGCTGTCATACGACATCAGCCCGATAACTGGAGTAGCGGGCGCAACACCCCCACTCGCATCACTAGCAGTAGACCACCCAAACGGATTGATCGCCCATACGTTGAACGTGTAGCTTGTGCCGTTGGTGAGGCCAGTGACTGTGACGGGGGAAGCAGAGCCAGAAGCTGTATGAGCGCCAGTGCTGTCGGTTACACGATATTCAGTAACATCCGCACCGCCTACATCAGACGGGGATGTAAAGCTAACAGTTGCCTGTGTATCACCGCCAGAGGCTTCTACACCCGTAGCAGGGTCAGGTGCATTTATCCCGTCTTGGCCTATGAAGCCGCCTGTACGTTTAGCCATTAGAGGCTCCTATTAGCTGATCTCTTCGTAAGAAACGATCACTTCCAGATCATTCGCAGTGCCAGCAGTTGCCGTAATGGAACGGTCTTCTTCAAGATACAAAGCCGTTCCCTTGTCAACAGCAACCAAAGATGCGTCAGCCGGGACAGAGATTGTGCTTACAAGCGAATAGGCTGTGCCGCCGCCTGCCGCTGCGCTGTGTACGTCAATTGTAACATCGCAGGCGTTAGAGCCATCTACGTTTGCAATCTGGATCATGTTAATCTTAAACACTTTACCGCTTGATGCAGCATTGCTGACCAGAGATGTTGCAGAGGTTGAAGATAAAGCCACCATTGCCGACTTGGCAGTGATAGTGGCTACATTTACTACGTTTGGTGCGGCCATGTGGCTTCTCCTTAACCGAAGACAATCGCCATTGCGATTGCCTTACCTGTTGTTGCAGCGGCGTCGAGCTGCGGTTGAATAGCCGAGGTAACACCATCGACATAGTTTAATTCTGTTGAAGTGGCTGTCACGCCAAGATCAGAAAGCGACGAGACTGTGCCTTTAGCATCCAGCTGCGTTTGTATGGAAGACGTAACACCGTTGACATACCCGAACTCAGCAGTGGTAACGCCGCCGAGCAAAGTGTCTAAGCTGTCCCAGTTGCCGTTAAGGTAGCCGCCCCACGCGTCTTCGTCACCGCCGACTGCTGGCTTATTCCAAGAATAGTTTGTCGTTGTCGTAGGCATTACGCGGCCCTCTCTAAGTAGTCTGCTTCTGTCCAAGTCGTAGATGGATCAGATGCTTCTGTCCATATGGTTGTCGGTTCAGGTGCGTCTTCCCATTTGTATCTCGCATTTACGGCTGGCGTAAATTCAATATTATCGGAAACCGCAACATTTCTTATCCTGATATACCCTATATCGGAAGAAATTGAAATAGCTGCGTTTGCAAAGGCAACCACATCGTAAACACCACGCGCAGTCGTCGTAAACGCAATCGCTGTTGAAGACGAAACATTCCGCGTAATACCGCCCGCAACGCTAACGGCAAAAGTAATATTGGCAGTCGCGCTTGCATCTTCTGTGCTGCGGTTTTCGCCGTAAATATACGAGCCGTAAGTGTTTAAACCGTAACCCGGACGGAAGCCCGGTATGACTTCATATGTAATCGCAGAAACATTTGCAATGCCACCAAGGCTTACGCTGGCCGACGCATCGACAACGCGAACACCCGTTGGCTGTGACGAAACAAACGCAATGGACGTTGAGGATGACGCTTCAACAATCGTAACAGCAGACGCAGACGCAGAAACGCCAATAGACGCGGAAGCCGCGCCTTGCGTAGTCTCAGGCTCGCCGTATAACCCAGAGTTAAAAACACCCGAGTTATATGTGGAGCGCAAGGCCATTAGCTTGCCGTGATGTCAAGGTCGCCCGTTGGGATGCGGAATACATCGCCATCGTTAATGGCTTTGGCAGTATCAAGGGCAGAGTGAATAATCATATTCCCACTAGATGATGCGTCCATAATGCCAATCCAACCAACTGTACCCCAGTTGCCGCCGCTTGCTGCCGGAAACTCAATGGATGCAGAGTTTGATGCAGTATCGCCGCTGACTGTAAATGTAGCAGCTACGCGGGTGTAACCGTTGCCAGCAACCTCTGTGCCAGCCGCGCCTGTGTCAGTCGGGTCAGATGTAAACAAGCCAACATACCATGCCGTCGGGCGGGTAACGCTACCCGTCGTCAACAGATATTGCAGTGTGCTTGTCTCGAAAGCGTTAGTTAAAGACATGGATTTCTCCGTTAGATATATCTGCGGCGGTTATACACCAGTTTCAGTTTAATAGCTAGTCACGCGCATTCTAAGGCCAGAACCCGCAAAGCGCGTGTCGTTTGAGGCTTTTTGCAGCGACTGTATAGCCGACGAATAAAGCGCTGCCCAAGTCTCCGCCCTTGCATCATCGTTTAAGTATGGCGCAGCTTGGATTAACGCCCCGTAAAGATAAACGTCTGGCGCGTCCTGCAACAACCAGTTGTATGTATTTGAATCAGTAAGCTCAGGAACTGATTGGTAATACATAAGCTGCATACCGTACTCACCATCAGGCGTCGGGAATACTTCAATGCTTTCACCAGCGTGGGAGTAAAATCTAGGCGCGCCGCTGGCGTTTGAATTGTTTTGCCGATACTTAATCATATCATCAAGGCTGGCCATCTCCAGCGGGCGCGTGCCGTTGGTTGTCAAACTAAAACGCAAAGTTTCAAGCCAATCAGCCGGAACCTGTACATAACGGCTATCAAGCGTAGCATCGACGCGGTTAACCATCTTGTAATGCCGTAAGTCACGGTTAATGCCTGCCTCAGTCAAACTGATAAAATCAGGAATGACCGATGTGAGATCATCGCGGTTCAGCCAGTTGGCTATGCTAGACTTTAGCTCTGCGTAAGTTGTAATTGCCATTAATTATAAACCCTCTAATCTGAGGTAATTATTAAAAACAGTTTGCAAAAAACGTGGGTCTTGAAGAGAACTTCCATGACCCTGACTTTTCATAAGTTCAACAAACTTTGGAAACTCAGGGTGCTGCATCATGGCAGTTTGCATTTCGCTTAAACGAGGCGTGTCGTCCCTACCGGCAAAAGGCTGGGTAAGTGGAATGTCTGGCCGGTTATTAAGCGCGTTTCTGTAAGCGTCAATCGGGCCAACACTATAAGCATTTTCACGCAAAGTGTTTAATGTGGACTCGCGAGGGCGTGGCGCAGACATAGGCACGTTGTCTTGCATTTGAGGCAATACGCCTTGCTGTGGCGCGCTAGCTTGTTGAGTTGGCATTTGCATAGACGAAGGCGGCGTATAATACGACGTGTCTGGCGTATTTTGTATTGCAGGGCCAGCACCACCAAACGGCCCAAGCGGGCCTTCTGGTATAGCCGGGCCAGCGCCGCCAAACGGCTCTAACGGGGTTTGACGCGCGCGAGGACGCAGCAAGCCCGGCTGAGCCATAGGCGCGCCGCCGGGTCTAGCGTTTGCAGTCATAGACTGCGCAGCCTCTTGCTCCGCTACAGTGCCAGCCTTGTTCAAGCCACCGCCGTCAAACAAATCAACGTACCAAGGCACATACTCTCGGGTTTGCTCGTTAAAGTAACCCGGCAAGCTATCCTTGTTCGTAATGCCAATCATCTCATCGCCGATTGCGCCAGCTTGCGCCGCGCCGCGTGTACCTAGCAAAGACTGCAAGCCGCCAAGGCCAAGTTCTTTGCTGCGCTTTGATGAAATGTCGCCTAAGAAATCAAAAATGCCCATAACTTACTTCCCGTATCTTTTAGACAAGCACTTGCCTGCGCGCTTACATCCAGCGGGGGTGGGGCAGCCTTTACATGGTGTCATAATGTCAATCCTCATTTTTCTGCACATTAGCACAGTTTATCTGATAATGCCACGCAGGTTGCATATCACACATCCTCAATACCTTCTAGCACCTTCTCCATACGCGCGTTTAGCTTCCAATGCCCCGCACGCCATCTTGCTGCATACTGCGCATCCTCAAGGCTTAAACCTTTGCCAATGTAATCCTTAATCCATTGATTTATACGGATGTTTTTCATCTTAGGTGACAGTCGGTGAAACGGAACCGTGTTCATGCAATACCTTTTAAATTGCGCTTTAGAGATTGCGTCCAGCTTGACATAGCACCAGACAGTGCAGTTGCAGCATCGCTGGCCATCGTCAAACACAAAGCGTCAGCAAGGTCTGGAGAACGAAGACCGCGCTTGCGCATCTCATCCTTACTCTCAGCTTTCATCTTGCCGCCGGGCGTAAAGCCGTAGCGTATTGACGTTAGCTCTGCCAGCAATTGATCGTCGTTCGGTAGCTTGCACGACCTGTCCTCAAGCCAACCCTTTGTTTTAAACCAAAGTTCTGCGCGTAAGTTCATGTATGTGTTGCCCATGGCCGGAGCCTCGCCAACATTAATACCACGCACAGGAGCGCCAAGCTCGCGCAATCTATCAACAACGCCGCCGCCAACGCCAATACTGTCAACAAGTATTTCCTTTGGCCGCATAGAAGGCGCTAAGCCTTCGTATTCGGCCATCACACGACCAACAGTCTGCATCAAATCTAAGCCCTGCCATGACGTAATTTCAGTCACAACATTGCCATACCGCTTGCACAGCGCAGTTTTATCCGCACCAAAGCGTGCAACGTCTAAGCCCCAAATAGGCTTCTCATCCTCCGTTACTTCAATATCACGGCGAATAGCGCTCTCAACCAAATGAAACGGAATAATCGTGTCGTCATCCGCCATGGGAAACTCGCCAAGCACGCGAATGCGAAACGCATTGCTATCCTCGCCATACCTAGCCCGCATCTCGTCAACAAACTCGTCAGACACAAGCGGGCTATCTACGCATGACCAGCGCCGTGTCCACCAGCTAGATGCCATGCGCGTCTGGCTCTCGAAAAACGTGCCAGATGAACGCGTCGGGTTGCTCAGCAAAATTGTAGTTGCAGAGTGGCCAGACATAGAGCCAGCAGCAGCCTCAAACACCTTCTCAGGCACACCAGAAGCCTCATCCACAACCAACAGCACATTCTCCGAGTGTACCCCAGCAAGCGCCTCTGGCGTCTCTGCACGGCTCGTC